TACAACCAGCTGTATACGTTCGCTACAGTTCCCGTGGCTACGCCGTTTATGTCTTGAGAGTAGTCTTTGATGAGATTATTGTCCTCGCCTACTTGCTCATCAAACTTATAATAATGCGATGTAGTTGGTCTGTTCACATCAATAAGCTGCACTTCCCAGACATACCCAGCCACAGGAGCAACTAGGCTTGTCACGTTCCCAATATATGTGCCTTGATAGTTGTTAAACGTACCAGTAGTATCAATTTCTAAAACTGGGTTTTCGTCAATGCGGATGGTCGCAGTAGTTGAACTAAATAAAACATCAAGTGAGTGCTCTAGTCCATCATCCCAAGCTTGTGACGCTGCCAGTATTTTCTCTGTCCCAAACCCTGAACGTAATAACCACTCTTGTGTAGTTAAGTTGTACGTTATGCGGCTGCTATATCCAGAATGAAAAAATCTAAACTCAGTGCATGAGTTAGGCATAATAATGAACTTACACTTATACCCGAAGTCAGCAGAGAACGCGAAGTATTCAGAACCGAATTTTACAGCCCCAGCCGCAGCCATCGCCGCAGGGCGTCTAATTGCTTGATATATAGCTGTTGGTGTCCCTACTTGATGTACTGCTAAAACTTCTTCATTATCATCTAGCACAACAGCCCAACAGTTTGCAGGGTCTAGTCTCTGTGCGTCAAGTGTGAACTGCACTTCACTGTCAGCCCAAGATGTGACCTGTTGAACCTCGCGTATAGTCGCTCTTTTCCAATCTGAGTTATTGCATAGTTCAACTCTACGTCTATCGTTTGAAGAATAATAGTCTGCAAACTGGAATGAAACTCCCGCAGTCGTATCATCTCCGTCATCAAATCCCCACAGTGAACCAATAAACCCATTGGCGGCTGGGTTAATAGGTGTTATAACGGGGTCGGATATCCTGTGAGTATCCACGTTATTAAATCTGCTTGTTAGTAAATTGTTAGTGCCATCAATCCACGCTTCGGCTAAAAACCATTCGTTTGCCCCGTTGCTTAATCCTCGAATGTCCTGTGTCACCGACACTGCGCCAGCAGCTAATGCCTGATGGTTTGTTATTGATGTTCTATAGCAAACACCGTCTGTATCATCCCAGAATCTGAAAAACTTATCGGCTGACAACCCAGAGCCGAACAAATCCACAGTCGCTTTTATATAGAATCGGGAATATATCGTGAGATTGCCCTGATTCGGAGCTTCGGCAGCTAAGGGTCTGCCTAGGTGGCTATCGCCGACTGAGTTATATACCCTTGTCCTGTTACCATATGCTCCCGCAGATTCTAACGTCATTCTGTTAGCTAAATCGCCATCCGCATATGGTGCATCAACAGTACCGAGTGAACGTAATGGAACCGCTGTACCGTCAGCAAGTAGATCGTACACATCCCCCTGATTATCAACCGTGTCCCACTGAAGCACTGTTGGGGCACTAGCACCAAAACCAGTTCCAGTGATGGTGATGGTAGCTCCATTAGTTGGAGAGTTATCTCCAACTAAAAAAGAAAAGCCACTTGGCTGAACTAGGCCTAAGCCTAAACCTAAAGTTAACATAGCAGCTCCTTAGTAGAGCGCTACTATAAAAGTAGCTGTAGTAGCAGCCTTAATCTGACTAACTCGGATAGGTAAGAGCGACCCAGCAACTAAGTTTTTAAAGGTAACTGTGTTTTCTTTGCCTGCCATAACTACAGCTAAGTCTCCAGCTCCACCAATATAAATACCACGGGTATATTGCTCAAGGTCTACATCAGCGGGAGTTACTTCAGTAGCTTCTGCTGCTGGATTCATTGGGCTTGAAGAGGCGAATGTGCTTTTATCTATTGGCATACTATGTTCCTTTTACGTGATGAGGCAAAAATGACTTAAACTAAAAGCCGCAACCTATTAAGGTAGCAGCCTTTATATTAAAGCATCTTAGCTGGCTGTTTTAGAAGTAGATAAGGCACCTAGTACTTGAGACATATCACGCGTAGTGCCCATGTCTTTAGTTTTACCTAAGGCTGCATCTGTAGCTTCTTTAACTAAGTCTTCAAGAATCTTAAGTCTTAGCTTATCTTCCAACGTTTCCATTGGGCTAACATCGCTAATATTAACATCTCCAGCGCGAGTAATGCCTGGAATACCGTTACGTTTAATCTCTGCATCTAAGTAGGTAATGCAGTCAGGGTCAATAGTAAGAAAGTTATAGTCTACGAACTTAATACGTATACCAGTATCAGTAAATAGGCGTACAGCTGGACGAGAAGCTACATAGTGAGCATGTAAGACTTCTTTATCTTTCTTGGCTGCTTGTAGGCCTGCTTCTTTCTTTAAGCGCTCAGCAAGTGAATTTGTTGTCATGGTTAGTATCTCTCAAAGGGAAAAGGAAAGGTTAGTTACCAGTAAAGCCTGAAGGTAACTAACCTTTGAGTTATAGCTTAGCCTACTGCAGCAGCCGTTAAGTTACGGATAACTGAGTTAGCTGGAACGTTCTTAATGACAGTGGTTAGCTCAGTAGTAAGAGTACCGCCAACTGCATCAACACCGCTATCTTGCGCTTGGTTACCGTTGGTATTAAACTCTTTGTTCTGAGTTTTACGTCCAGCTAAGTAAGCTAGGCGGAAAGTAGGCAAGTCAACAGCAACTGCCATCTTAGCCCAGACCACGTTAGTATTGAACAAAGGATGCTCAATTAAACGGAACTTACCACGAGGAGTAGTAAGAGTAGCGAACTGCAAACCGAAGTTAGTAGCGCCATCCATTAACTGGTAAGAGGCATTTAAACGACCAATCTCGTTAATTACCATCTTAGCACGCCCACCAACAAACAAGATACGCTCGTTAGCGCCTTTAGGGTCAGTAGTTTGGTCAAATACTGGGTCTAACATAGCTAACAACTGAGTCCAGTTAGTTGTAGCGCCAGCAGTAAAGCTGTTAGTAGAACCGCCATAACTAGCAGGGTAGTTAGCTGGAGTTTCTACCATGTTAAGTAAGCCATCCATAGTACGGAAAGGCTGACCGTTACGCGTACCTTGAGACTTCTGACCAAAGAAGATAGCCTTTTCAATATCGGCAGCATGGAATGCAGCACAATCTTGCTTAGACTCAGCTTCAGTAGAATCGCCAGCTATTACTTGTGTAGCGCTAGCAGAACCAGATACTGCCCAAGTATTACGGAAAATCTGAGTTAAGTTAGTTACGCGAGTAGGTACAATGTTATTCGCTGTAGGGCGAATAGATGCCTCTTCAAACGCATTACCCACTTGGTAAAAGTTATCATCATCTAAGATAGCAGCCGCTACCACAGTACCAACAGCGCGAACAGCAGTGATAGAAGTCGTAGAGGGGATAGTGTTAACAATGATGTTTTCACCAGTACGCTCTATACGTAATATCATTCCTGGCAAGATGTTAGCAGTAGTATCTACTGTGAAAGTAGTATCACCTGCAAGATAACCTGCACCGTTATTAATTTTAACTTCTGGAAAAATCATGGTCTTAGAAAAATAACCATGCTCTACCTGAGCTGCAGTTTCATCTGACAGCATAGAAGATAAACCAAACAAAGGCGCGCTACCGTTAGGCATTAAGCGCGTAATCATTGACGCAAAAGACTTCTTCGCTAAATCTGTAGTGAAGTTGCCTGTATTAAAAGTACCAATTGGCATAGTAAAGCTCCCGTTTGCTATTTAGCAAATAAAATAAAAGTTAGTTAAGCGAAAGAAGTCCAGTCATACTCTCCTGCAGTTGGAGCTACAACTGGTTTAGGAGTAAAGCTTTCTCCCATAGCAGTTATATAATCCTGAGTCATCTTAGTAATCTCAGCATGAGTAGCATTAGGAAACTTCTGAAGCAGTTGCTGTTGTGTGGCCTCTATAATAGGCTTAACAGCTGGGTTTGAGAATAAAGGATTTGATGTCTTTAAGTGGTCTGAAGCTGCTTGGTTACGTAACATATCTGGCAAGCTAGAGCTAAACTTAGCTTCTGCTGCGGCAACTGCTCGTTCCGTTAACTTATTATTAACTAAAGTAGCCTGAGTCATGACCTGTCTGGCCATACCATTCATAGCTTGGGCAAACGCTTGCTGAGCTGCTTCTCCGCCTTGAGCTATTGCAGCTAAGTGCTCAGGAGAAATACTATCAGCAAAGTTCATCTTGTTAACAGCAGCAGCTACAGCTTCTTGTGTAAGCTCAGCTGGCGCTGCTTGTCCTTCAGGCTTAGGGATAGTATCCCATAGTTTTTCATAAGGAGCAAGAGAGGTATCCGCAGAACCTTGAGCAGGAGCAGGAGGCATCTCAGAAGCTAGCGTTGACTGTGCAGCTAAGGTAGCAGGGTCGTGTATGTTACCTGCTGGTGCTGCTACCTGTGCTGGTGCTGCTGGTACTTGCGTAGGTGCTGCTGCTTGTCCGCCAAATATATCGTTAAAAAAGCCCATGGGAGTTATCCTTTAGTTTAAGTTTAGTTGGGAGGGTACTACGTTGTTTAGTAAGCTTCAGAGAAGTCTACTGGGGGTTGAGTTAAAGCATCAGAAACATCTAAGATATAGCGGAGAGCATCTAACTCTCCTTTCTTATAAGCCTCTGCTTGTAAAAAAGCCGTAGGGTTAGCTACATCATATGTTAAGTGCAAACGCTCTTCAGCAACTACAGCTAAGCGATTCTGTATAACCTGTTGCTGAGTTATAGTTAAGATAGAGCCTTGTAAAGTCTCCTCTTCTGTAAGAGAGTAAGAAGAGAAGGCGTTAGGTATTAAACTAGCCATTATACAACTCCTGAAGTTTGTGTACTGCTTGGCTGCTTAGCACTCTCTGGTGCTGGTGAATTATTCTCAGGGTTATAGCCATAAGCTTGGGGTAAAGGTTGAGCACCAACTTTAGCTGGGTCCATACCTTTCTCTATAGCTAACTGAGTCATAGACTGCCAAGCCCCTAAAGCTTGTTCGTAAGCTAACTGAGGTTGAGACTTTTCGAACTCAGTAATCTTAGCGCCCTGCGTTTTCATTAAGTAAGAGAACAGCCCACCTACATTATAGTTATTAGCTATCTGAGGAGAAGAGCCCATTACCTGTAAAGCAGTAGTCCAAGCATCTGTATTAAGTAACTTAGATGCAGGAGTTAGGCCATCCGATACTTTAAAGTCAAGTATAGCCTTTCTTAAAGCTATAGGGTCAACTTCAATTACTTTATTACTATCCTTATTGTAAAGAGTAGTACCTCCTTGATACTGTAAGATGTTAACCTTAAGCATAGTCTTAAGAGGTACAAATACTTGATGCTCAAGTAAGATAGAAGTTAACTGGTCTCTGCCGTTAGCGTTCTGCATAACAGATTCAAACTCATGAAGAGTCTTATTACCTTTAACAAACTGACCTTGCTGAGCTTGATTCTGCCCAGTTAAGCTATTAGCTAAGCCTACGATAGTAGATATCTGCTGCATAGAGCTTGCAGCTTGGTCTTCACGATAAGGAAACTGATGTACTGCATCTCCTATGTTCTTGCCGTACGCAGCAGGACGAACAGGTATCTTAGCTGACGGATTAGATGAGTTAATCGCAGCAGCAGTTATACGTGAAGGGTCATACAATACCCTATCAGTAACTGCACGCCTACGAGAAGCAATAATAGAGTTCATATAAGATGAAGCTAAGGCTTGGAAAGGACTTCCATTAGCTGCTAAAGACTTAGTTTGATACTGCAAACCATCCTCTAGGGGCTGACCTATTAATATACCTAAATAACCGTGAGCATTGGTTTGTAACTCAGCGTAGATAATATGCTGATGATTTACAATGTGCAACTTATACACCTGAGGCGTATTACTAGCTGGCACATTAATATCAAAGTCAGCAGGCAAGATTCTGCAATAAAGCGTAGTTACTTCATAACTATCTTTATACTGAATAGCATTTGGCTTATCGTCTTGCAGACCTGCCCAGCTCATCCAATTAGAGCCGTCTCCCATAAAAGAGCTTTCATCTACATCTGGATTAATAGTAGGTGAGTAGAAGTTCATACTGCCTGCAGTATTATTACTACCTTTGCCAGACTCAAAAGCAGGTCTAACATTGGCTATAATCTTATCAGGCAGTGCAGCTATAAAAGCCTTAAGCTTAATGCGAGACATAAGCTCTGTAAAGCCTGCAAACTCCCCATCTTTATATACCTCACAAGGAGCTACGCGAGTGTCTACAAAAACATTATAAGGGTCTAAGCGCCGGACTGTATTACCTGACCAGATTACTTTTGTAGGTATACCTTCTACTGAGTTAACAGTTAAGTCAGTCTCTACTGCATAAGTTACTTCAGAGCCCCAAGCAACCTCTAAGGCAGAGAAGTTATACTTAAACCCATCTCTGAAGAACATCATTAGCTGTCTTGCCCAGCCCCCTTTAACTGATTGGTTATCTAAGACAGTCTCAAGTTGCATAGCTGAGTCCATATAAGCTGGATCTGCTACAACTCCAAAGATAGGTTGCCCAGTTAAGAACACAGAAGTTTGATAAACAACTGCAGCTTCTACTTGAGGCATAACAATCGGAATTGTCATGTTCTGGAAACGGTCAGCGTCTCCTCCTTTGTTAGCTGATTTAGCTCTTTGCTGTTCTTGGGTTAAGTCCTTTTCTCGCTGATAGTTTTTATCAGCTTCTTCAAACTTACTGCGTAACTCTTCACGAGTAATATTCTGGTTCTCTTGAAGAGTGCTATAATAGGCTATAAGCTTGTCCTGAGACTTTCTAGACAAACTTACTACTGAGGCTGCTGCCATTTAAGTTATTCCTTATAGTTAGGGGTAATCGCTCATCCTCGCCCTTAGGACGTCCGCAGGGTAGCGTACATTCATTTAGCTCCTAACGTACAAGTAGTTATTTCCAAGCCGCTACGCTAGTCTTGTAAAAACATCCTTGACGCCAGGTTCCACTAAATGTGTACAGTCCCCTTTGCGGTCCTAGGTAGCGGCGGATTTCGCTAGGTAGCTGCTTCTGCAGGTGTCGCTAGGTAACTATCAGAAGTCAGAGTTAAAGTCAGGAACTTCAATAGCTTCAAAGTCCTGATACTCTATCATGTTGTTACATACGATGAACTCAGCAAACTCCTGTATTACACGGGGCGCGTAAGTTAGTAGGTCTAAGATACCGTCTGTATTGTCTCGTTTAAGCGGATTAAACTGGGTTATCTGCAAGTGTGCGCTAAGTCTTGGAGCTCCATAGATGAATACCTCCCCTGCCGCATAAGCTTTAAACATATCCAAGATTCTAGCATTCTTACTTCTGGAGCCTGAGTAAATAGGTACGCACTCTATACCTTGTATACCTAATTGATTACATATAAAGTCAAACCAATAAAGTAACGAGTACTGGTAAGCGTTCGCTTCGCATACTATAAGCCTGCAGTTATTAGTTAAGGCGAAGTGAAGAGACTTCTTAATAGTGTCTCCAGGAGAGAACCTACCTTCTTCAAGCTGCATCAACACTGGCATAGCGTCATGAACTTCAAAGTAACCTATACTAACTTCATCTGAACCTAACTTATCAGTAGCAGGGTCGATGATTATAAAGTTACCTCCAGCTATGTCACCTTCTGAGTAAGGAACTTCTGGCAACTTAGATAAGTCAATTAAGTTGTTAGCTGATATATTCTCGTCATTAAGTACCTCTGAGTAGAATATCTCAGGGTGACCCATGTTTAAGTCGTTTTCAAACTCCGCTGTTAGTTGAGCTATTGGTTGCAACTCTTCCCAAAGAGAAGTACCGTCAGCTAAGATGCCGCCAGCTATAAACTTAAGCCAACTAGAGTTAGTCTTAAGTTTGCGTAAGATAGAATGCTTAGTAGGGTACATGTTAGCTACGAATAGGAACATACAGCCTTCTGGAGACTTAGCCTTCATTAAAGTACCGATCATCCAGTTCTCTAAAGAGTTAGACTGAGTTTCACTGTCTGCACACTCTCTAGTTTGTATATCATCCATTAAGATAATATCTGGACGCTCATTCTTAATGTTAAGTCCGCGAACTGTTGACTCAGCACCTCTAGCTACGATAGAGATATTTCTACCTCTATATCCGAACTTCTTAATAGCCTGAGTATCTTTCTCGCACCCTAACTTCCAATCTCCAAATACAGCCTTAATGTTAGGCTCTTCTAGCATATCCATTACATCAGAGAGGATAGCTTCTGCTAAGGGGCCCGTTGCTGCAATAATTAAGATGAACTTTCTCTTAGTAAATAAGATACAGTACATTAAGAAGATTTTCATTAAGGTAGACTTAGCAAAGCCACGAGGCAGGCCAAGCGCTAACTGAGGAAATGTTCTCTTCTGGTGCACATAACTAAGTAACCAAGGCCAAACACCTTCCTTAAATACAGCAGGGAAGCAGTACTTAAATACAGTAGGCATTATAAGTGCAGCTAAGAAATCTAAGTCATTCTTAGCTAACTGCCTAACCTCTTCGCTGGAAGCTCCTAGCTCTTCCGTGCTAGGAATCTCCTGCTCTACTACAGCTAAGTTAGTACCTATATCAGATACGTGAGAGTCAAGAGAGAAGTCATCTTCCTCTCCTATACTCTCTAGTATGCTCTGGGGCGGTCTCTTAGCCATTCAATGTACCTACTAACCGTGCTAAGATGCTATTAGCCTTAGCTGCGTCTGCTACTGCATATACGATCGGTTTCCGTTTCTGGGTTACCTTACCTAGGATTCTGTCTAAGGTAAAAGCTTCTTCCTTACTTAGGTAGCTACTGTGAGCTCTAGCGCATGTATTATTCATCATCTATAACCTCCAGTGGTTGGTGTCGCATAGCTGCTGCCTGCTCTACTTGCTTAAGTAAAGTACCGGCTTGCATAGTTAGTAGGCTTTGATTGCCTGCCTTAGTTACTTGGTTCTTTATATTAACAGAAAACTTCTGAACGATTGAGGTCGGCATCATCAAGGTAACGATGTTCTGCTGGTTAACTACCTGGTCTGGAGCAGACTGCCCACGTCTTTTAGCGCCGTTAACTATAGAGATAGCTTTCATTATACTCTCTGGCTTAACAAGCAAAGGCATAGACTTCTCTAGCTTAACTAACAAGATATCCTCTAAGGAATCATACTTACTATCTCGCTGGTTATGCTTCTGTAAGTTATTGTACCTTAGCTCAGCTACCTTGTCAGCAAATATCTTATTAGATAATAACTGAGATATCCTAGCAGGAGTAACTCCCAGCGCTGCAGCCACAGACTCAGCTTGCACACCAGCTCCAAGCAAGGACAGTGCTTTCTCTTCTACACTAGATGTAACTCCAGAGGTAGTAGAGGTTGATATACCTTGCTTAAAGCTAGAAGATTCAGGAGCAGGCTTATCCTCTCCTAGCTGCTCAAGGAGCGCCGTTGTTTCTTTATCTATTACGTTCATAAGTCCAGTATAGGTTTAAAGAGCAGCTAAGTCTACACTGGGTTTCGTATAGACTGCTAACTTAGCTATTAGTTAGCTAGGAGCTTAATGTAAAAAAGTTTAGGAAATTTTACGTAGCTACTTAGGATAACGCGCGCATCAATACCTAAAAAGGCCCTCTACCCCCTACCTAATACGAATGAGTCTCATTAAGCTTACCAGTTACGAATACTTCTCATTCGTATTGATACTGATACTCAGGGTAGTCAGGGAGGGAGGGGAGCAAGTTAGGCTTTTGGGTTAGGTAGGTTAGGTAGGTTAGTTATGTTAGTTATGTTAGTTATGTTAGTAGCTACTAACTTTAAAGTAACTACTTACTGATGCTAATGTTATTAGTTAGTTTTCTTACTTATTCGCAGGATATAAGTGGCGAAGTTGGGAAAGCTCTGATATACTTAGTGGGTAAGGTAAAGAAAGGTAAAGAAAGAGAAAGAAGTTAGTGGTAGGTAGTGGCAGGTAGTGGGATAGGGATACCCCCTTAGCTACCCACATACCCACATACCCCCTTAGATAGCTTAAGGTCTAATGCTTACTTCTAACATCTAACAACTAACTTAATCTGATGCCTAATCTGATACTTAATACCTAAGGAGTTACTGAAATGAATAAAGATAATGGTACTAATAGCACTAATGGCACTAAAAGAGCTATAACCTTAAAGACTATCAACTGGGCAAAGGCTCATGATTGGTATCATTCGGCTGAGTTAAGCTCGGAAGATGAACTGGTAATCTATTGCACTGATTACGATTTAGGCTTTGAGCCAAAGAAGCGTATCATTGTTAGCTTTACTTGTGCGGATGAGCTTAAGGCTTGGGCGGGTTATTAGTTGGTTGGTTGGTTGGTTGGTTGATTGGAATACTTAA